ACTGAAATCAGGTGCTAACATGACTGCAAAGCAAATCTCTGCCCAGTTCAAGATCAAGAACGCCCGCGAGGCAGTTCGCTCACTGCGCGAGTCTGGCGTATGTATCTATGGTAACCCCGCTGTGATGAGCGACGGTACTAAGACAACCAAGTACCGAATTGGTACTCCTACTAAGGCAATGGTTGCCGCTGCTTACGCCTCTGTTGGTGGTGAATTGTTTACTGGCTAATTAAATAGTAGTTTACTTTTGAATGGGAACATGTTATAATGATACATGTTCCCTTTTTATATTATGGAGATAGATTATGAGCGTAAAAGAATTTCTCTGGGTTGAAAAATATCGACCAAAAACCATTGAAGATTGTGTGCTACCCGAGCATATCAAGAACACCTTTCAAGAGATCGTTAACACTGGTGAGATGCATAACATGTTACTTTGTGGTACGGCTGGTCTAGGTAAGACTACCGTTGCTAAGGCATTGTGTAATGAGTTGGATCTAGACTACATGATGATTAACGCTTCTGAGGATGGTAACATTGACACACTACGCGGCAAGATCAAACAGTTTGCATCAAGTGTATCATTGCAGGGCGGTTACAAAGTTGTTATCCTAGATGAGGCAGACTACCTTAACGCACAGTCAACTCAACCAGCACTACGGGGTTTCATTGAAGAATTCTCAAACAACTGTCGTTTCATTATGACATGTAACTTCAAGAACCGCATTATTGAACCACTTCATAGTCGTCTTGCTGTTATTGAATTCAACATTGCAAAGAAGGATACGCCTCCATTGTTGATGAAGTTCATGAAACGACTTAAAGTTATCCTAGACACTGAAGGTGTTAAATATGATGACAAGGTACTTGCCGAGGTTATCATGAAGTTTGCTCCTGACTGGCGTCGTGTTATCAATCAATGTCAGAACTATGGTAAGACAGGTTCGATTGATAGTGGTATGTTGTCTTGGATGAACAACTCATCGATCGACCCGTTGATCAAAGCACTAAAGGATAAAGACTTCAAGAAGATGCGTCAATGGGTTGCTGACAACATGGACTCTGATGCGTCTGCTATCTATCGCAAGATCTACGACAGTTTGTACGACCATATCCAACCTCAGTCTATCCCTCAGGTGGTGGTTACTATTGCTGATTATCAGTACAAGGATGCATTTGTTGCAGACCATGAACTGAATACTGTTGCATGTATGACAGAGTTGATGGTTTCCACTGAGTTCAATTAATATGCGTACTAAGATAGCAAGCCTATATAAAGATAATGACCCAGAAGTATTCTCTAAGGTATACCTTAACGAAATCACAGGATACTACGAAGTTCATTATTACGATGAGACAATTAAAGAAGAACCTCCCGTGGGATTATTCACTAAGTATTTGCAAGCAATAGAATCAGCAAGGGAGTGGACAATATGAGCCTTAGTCCGTTTGATTATACCAATGCAATCAACATGACCAAAGAAGATATCATGGTGGATGACCTTGCTGAAAAGGCATATGCTCCATACATGGTTAATCGTTCGTTGTCGTATTTTATGGATACTGTATTACTTGCTAACGAGATGAATACTCGCCACCGCACAGACCATAAGTTACAGTTTTCTTTTTTACTAAATAGTATTCGTAAGGGTAAACGTTTCTCTAAATGGGCGAAACCTATGTTACCTGATGACATTGAAGTGGTCAAAGAATACTATGGATACAGTAATGATAAAGCCAAAGTTGCATTGACCCTTTTGAGTGAAGAAGAATTAAAAGAACTTAGAATGAGGGTATATAAAGGTGGAACTAGAAAACTACGAAATTAAAGGATGGACTGCCGCTTCAATGCTGGAAGTTACTTTGAATGAACCAGATGATTTTTTGAAAGTGCGGGAGACTCTAACTAGAATTGGGGTTGCATCACATAAAGAAAATAAGTTATTCCAGTCATGTCATATCCTACACAAACAAGGGCGATACTTTATCGTTCACTTTAAAGAACTGTTTTTACTTGACGGTAAACCAAGTACTTTGATGTTGAATGATATACAGAGACGAAATACAGTTGCCACATTGTTGTCTGATTGGGGTCTTATCGACATCACAGATAATGAGATGGTTAAGGACAAGGCACATCTGCGTCAGATAAAGGTTATATCACACAAAGATAAACACCAATGGGAGTTGTCTCCAAAATATAATATCGGATCTTCTAGACGCAAGCCTGCATAGAATAAATACTATTGAGGGGATAGTATAAAACTCCTCAACTTTACTGATATGCCTTATTGGGTATCAGACATAACTTAACTCGCTTTTAAGGAGAATAAAGCATGACTTATCTAAATAGTCCACTCGGACACGACCTATTCGAACGCTCACGCAAATATCACGTCGGCATCGAACAGCAACTAGATCGTATGTTACGCCAGGCGTCTACCGCCCAAGGCACTCTAACAACCAACTACCCTCCATACAATATCTATCGAGATGGCGACAACTATCGCGTAGAAATTGCCGTGGCTGGTTTTAAGAGAAGTGACATTGATATAGAACTAACTGAAAACATGTTGACCGTAACTGGAAAGATCGAGCAGAAAGGTGAAACTGTAGACGTCATTCATCGAGGCATCGCTTCTCGTGAATTTTCTCGTTCGTTTGTACTCGGTGAAAACATCATTGTTAAAGGTGCAGACCTACAGGATGGTATGTTGTTTATAGATATGGTTCATATCGTGCCAGAAGAAAAGAAACCTCGTAAGATTGAAATTGGTTTATCTGAAAATAAACCTGAATTATTGAACGAATAATTCTATATTGGGGTTAACCCTAGTATAAATACTTTATGAAGGAGAACGGGACTGCTCCATAATTCAGTCCCATCACACTACACACAGGAGTACAATATGTACACACTAAAAGCTGTTGCGCAGCACAATGCAAAATTCGTTGATTCCTTTGTAGAATTAAAAATCGTTGGGTGGAAATCCTACGAGTCTGCAATGAATTCATACACATATGGATTTTTCAAAGATACATTGACAAAACAAACTCAATTGGTTGAGAAGTTTGCTGATGGTATCAAATCGGTTAATGTTAAACTAATAGATTCTATCTAAGGAATATTATCATGGCAAATAAAAACCCCTTTGAAATTCGTACTGAAATGCTCCAAATGGCTAAAGACTATATGGACCGTACTTGGGAAATGAACTATATGTTTACCCAACAACTTTTTGATGAAGGTAAGAAAACTGCAGAAGACATGCAAGATGCATTAAAACCTTATTCAACAAAAGAGTTGATGGAAAAGGCTACAGAATTATATTCTTTCGTATCAAAGAAGGACTAATACTATGTGGCCAGTAAGCGACGAAGAATGGGAAGCATGGTTTAATCAACCATCTGCTTAACTAATACGAATCCCGAGTGATCCTCAGGATTTTTAATGTGCATATCTTACGAGGATAAAATGCTAAAACTAATAACAAAAATTTTCAACGCCCTAGAGTGGGTACTAGATCAAATGTCTCCAGATTTTGTTCATATGAACCGTAAACAGATTGACAACTACCTTGGTCAGTCAGAGAATCTTGCAGAACTAGAAACCCGCCAACGTGAACTAATGCGCAGAGGTGTTATATGATACAGAAGATACTAGATATCATAGAGGCTATCGGTCGTAGGCGTGCCGCGAGAGAATTATACCGTCTAGGTCATCATAAAATTGCATCAGACCTCTTGAACAGATAATACTTTACATAAATATGATAGTATGGTATAATAAGGAATGTTATGAAACTACTATCAATGGATACAGTAATACGAGGGAACTGGAAAATTCGCGCTTCCATAGTGCAGAATGAACAGATTCTCATTTGTATGTTTAATACTTGGACTTTCGAGACAGTAGTACGCGCATTCACCGATGAGTTGAATGCTAACTTGATGATAGAATATATTCTACATAAAAATTTATTAAAGGATGGATACGATGAATGATGTGAAACTGGTGCGAATTACTTCTGGTGAAGAAGTATTGTGTACCATTATTAAAGACGAAGCCGCTGACTATATTACAATCGCACAACCTACTATTATTATTCCAACGCAGGACAGGAGCATCGCTCTAGCACCGTGGATGCCCTATGCAAAGACTGATAAGATGGACATTAGTCGTTCGGCAATTGCGTTCATTATTGAACCAGTAGAACAACTTGCCACGCAATATAATGAGATCCACTCTAAGATCCTAGTACCAAACCAGAAAATCATAACATAACATTTATGATTATGATTCATAAGGCTGTTGTTATAATGTAACATAACAGTTGCGTTATAACACCTTTTATGTTATAATGATTATATTATGTTAGAAGGTGAATGATGCGATTTTATA